GCCATGTGCAGAAGAGCCGTTCCAGCCGCAGCAAAGAAGCCTTCCTGAAAGAAGCCCAGCACCTGCCCGGCATCCCCATGCTGCCGGAGCAGTTCGACCGCAGCCGCGGCCTGCTGAACCTGAAAAACGGCATTCTGGATCTGGGCAAGGGCAAGCTGCTGCCCCATGACCGGGAAAAATACATCACCCGTCTGGCGCAGGTGGAATACCAGCCGGATGCCGCCGCCCCCACATGGGAGGGCTTCATCCGGTCCATCACCGGCGGCGACAGGGCGCTGGCAGAGTACCTGCAGGTCATGCTGGGCTACTGCATCAGCGGCTCTACCCGGGAGCAGTGCATGTTCTTTTTGTACGGGGACGGTGCCAACGGCAAAAGCACCTTTCTGGAAACGCTGGCAAAGCTGCTGGGCGACTATTGCATGAACGCGCAGGCCGATACCATCACAAGCGCCCGCAGCCGCTCCTCCGGTGCCGCCCGCAGTGATGTGGCACGGCTGAAGGGTGCCCGCCTTGTCACCATCGAGGAGGGCGACCAGGGCGCCATGCTGGACGAGGGTCTTGTCAAGCAGATGACCGGCGGCAACACCATCACTGCCCGCTTTCAGTACGGCAAGGAATTCGAGTTCCGCCCGGAGTTCAAGCTGATGGAAGCCACCAACCACCTGCCCCGCATCCACGGCACAGACCTTGGTATCTGGCGGCGCATCCGGCTGGTGCCCTTTACCCAGTGCATCCCGCCGGAAAAGCAGGACATCCTGCTGCCGCAAAAGCTGGAAGCCGAGCTGCCCGGCATCCTGAACTGGGCGCTGGAGGGTCTGCGCAAGTGGCTGGCCAACAGTCAGGGCGGCAAACGGCACGGTCTGCCGGTATGCCCTGCCGTGGACGATGCCGTAAACGCCTACAAGCAGGATCAGGACCGCATCGCCGCCTTTCTGGCCGACTGCACCGAACCCGCCCCCGGACAGACCGTGCAGGCAAGCGTGCTGTTCCGCACCTATCTGAACTGGTGCGCCGACAATAACGAAAAGTGGCGCATGGCCAACAAGCAGTTTGGCGTGGAGGTCAAAAAGCACTGTACCATCCGCAAAGGGCGGTACTACTTTGAGTATGTGGATCTTGCCCTGTCGGACGAGGGGCTGCGGTGCCTGGCACTGAACCGCGGCAGCGAACCCTCCGCGATGCCCGCCCGGACGGCTCCGCTGTACCAGCAGACCCGCCTGAAAAACTGACCGTGTGGTGGGTGTGGTGGCAGAGGTGGCGTTTCCCAGACTTTTTACTATTTATTTTTTGTTTTACATCCGGGGAGTTCTTAAAAACAGCCATCTATCCACCACTCCCACCACAGAAAGGAGATACCCAAGTTGACCTACGAAGAAAAAAAGGCGTGGCTCTGGCGGTACCGGTCGGCAAAGCGGTTCGAGCTGCTGCGTCTGGACGAGGTAGCAACGCTGGAAGCAGAAGCCCGCCGCACCACCCAGCGCTATTCTGCCCTGCCCGGCGGCAGCGGGGACGGGCAGACGCTGCCCCGCTGCGTGGAGCGCATCGACGAAGCCCGCCGCGCCGCCGAGGCGCAAGCCGCCGTCTGCGACGCCATCCGTGCCGAGATCATGGCGGCGTTCCGGCAGCTGGGCAACGAGGTGGACTTCATGATCCTGTTCCGGCGCTATATCCTGCTGGAGGACTGGGGCGAGATTGCTTATCACGTCCGGCTCTCCCGCAGTCAGGTGTTCCAGCACCACAGCGCCGCCGTGAAACGCCTTGACCCCAAAAGTCCGGACGAAACCGGACTTGACCGGACTTGATAATGCTGTCAACCCCTGTTAGAATTTAAGCTGTACAAGAGCCCGCAGGAAAGGTTTGCTTACGCCCTTCTCCCTGCGGGCTTTGTGCTGCCCGGCTGACACAGAGGATCACCTTTACTACCCAACAGCCTGAATGTACCAGCCGGGTGTTTTTGAATATCCTGCCGTCCGCAAGGGCGGCTTTTTTACACCCTGATGATAAGAGAGGTGGTGACGTGGCCAACAAGGAGAATCTGATTCCATTCAATGAGCGGACAGAGAGTGAACAGAGAGAGATCGCAAAGCAGGGCGGCATCGCCTCTGGGCGGGCACGCCGCCGTAGACGCAGCATGAAGGAAGCCGCCGACTACTACTTGAGCCTGCCGGAGACCGACCGCCGCACCGTGAATCGACTGCTGCGGGATGCCATCGACCCGGAGGATATCGATAACCAGATGGCCGTTGTGGCGGGTATTGCCGCGCAGGCCAAGCGGGGTGACGCAAGAGCCGCCAGCGTGCTGCTGAAGATGCTGGGCGAGGATGCCCCGCAGGAGGATGCAGTCACTGATCAACTGGCAAAAGCGCGCAAGATCCTGGGAGGTGTGGACAGTGCCATTGACTGAACACCAGCAGGAATTTCTGCGCAACTGCTCCCACCGCTGGAACATCAAGACCGGCGCCACACGTTCCGGCAAGACCTATCTGGACTGCGCCGTCACCATTCCGCAGCGGCTCTGTGCTGCCAGGGGCGAGGGGCTTTGCGTCATGCTGGGCAACACGCTGGGCACACTGGAACGCAATGTACTGGAGCCCATGCGTGCCCTTTGGGGGACTGAACTGGTGGGCATCGTGCGCACCTCGGCATCCGGCAATATCGTGCAGCTGTTTGGCCGCAAGGTATATGTGCTGGGAGCCGACAACAAAAAGCACATTGCCCGCATTCAGGGCGCGGCGTTTGAGTACGCCTATGGGGACGAGATCACTACATGGGACGAGGGCGTGTTCCAGATGCTGAAAAGCCGTCTGTCCTGCCCGCACTCCCATTTTGACGGCACCTGCAACCCGGAAAGCCCGCAGCACTGGTTCAAAAAATTTCTGGACAGTGATGCCGATATTTACTGTCAGGCCTACACCATCGACGACAACCCTACCCTGCCGCCGGCGTTCGTGGCAAGTCTCAAGCAGGAGTATGCCGGCACCGTTTATTACAATCGCTTCATCCTCGGCCAGTGGTGTGCCGCCAACGGCATCATCTACCAGCCCTTTGCAGACAGCATTGTCGCCGGGGACGGCCGCTTTTTATGGCCTGCAAAACAGACCTGCACTCCATGGCGTATCCATATCGGGGTGGACTTTGGCGGCAATGGTTCCCGGCACGCCTTTGTGGCAACCGGCATCCTGCCGCTCTATGCAGGCGTGGTGGGTCTGGCTTCCCAGCGGGTAGACCCCAGAGGACAGGACGCAGACTACCTTGCCGCGCAGCTGATTGCATTCTGCACTGCAGTGTTCGCCCGGTACGGCGAGATCCACTATATCTTCTGCGACAGCGCTGAACAGACCCTTATCAACCATATCCGTGCCCGGCTGCGTGCCTGCCCGCTTTTCTGGCTGGCTGACCGGGTAAACAATTCCGCAAAGATCACCATTATCGACCGCATTCGCCTGACGTCCATTCTCATGGGCGGCGGGCGTTTCTGGTATATGCCGGAAGCCGTCTCCCTGCGAGATGCGCTGGCTGCCGCTCTGTGGAGCCAGAAGCACCCCGGCACAGACGAGCGGCTGGACGACGGCACCACCGACATTGGCACACTGGATGCGTTCGAGTATACCATCGAACGCGATTACAAGAGGTTTACTTCCCGATGAACGTTACTGCCTTTATCGCCTACCTGAACAATACGAAAGGCCTGCATCTGGATGCCGCCTACTATGGCCGCATCGAGACCTGGCGGCAATGGTGGCAGGGCGATGTGCCCTCCGTGCACAACATCAGGATCAAGCTGGAGGATGGCGAGCACACCCGCCGCCGGGCTTCCCTGCGGATGCCAAAACGCGCCTGCGAGGATTGGGCCAACCTGCTGCTGAACGACAAGACCACCTTCCAGATCGCTGATGCAAAGACCTCCGCCTACCTGCTGGGCAGCAATGAACAGCAGACCGGCGGCCTGCTGCGCCAGCTGCATTTCTGGGAGAACGCCAACCAGTTGGTAGAAAAAGCCTACTGGTCCGGCACCGGTGCGTTTGTTATGAGTGTGGAGGGGGTAAAGGGCACCCCGGACGGTATCCTGCATCCAGACCCGGCAGGGCGTATTGTGCTGGATTACGACCCGGCGTCCTGCATCCTTCCCATCCGGGTGGAGCGCGGCGTGGTACAGGAAGCGGCTTTTGTCTCTGAATGCCTGATGGACGGCAAGCCCTGCACCTATTTACAGACCCACACCGTCAGCGGTGCCCGGCGCACCATCCGCAATGAATGGTTTGAGATTGGCGAGGAACAGGGCGGCGTGCCGCAGTTCACCCCGCGCAAAGCACCGGACGGTATGGTCTCTGAGATGACCGTAGACGGGTCGCCGCCGTGGTTCGCCCTGTTCTCCCCTGCTGCCCTGAAAAACATCGATCTCGGCCCCGGACTGGGCATGAGCGTGTTCTCGGAAGCGCTGGACAGCGCTCAGGGCGTAGATCTGGCCTTTGACAACTACCGGCAGGATCTCTATCTTGGCGGCAAAAAGATCTTCTACGACAAAAGCCTGTGCAAAACGATCATCGGCGCAGATGGCAAGCCCCGCTTTATCCCGCCGGACGATCTGAGCGTGCAGCAGTTCTATGCGCTGCCCGGCCGTGAAGGCAGTCTGGACGAAAAACAGGAGTGGCACGAGTATAACCCTGACCTGCGCACTGAGCAGAACCACCGCGCCGTACAAGATATGCTGAACCTGTTCAGCTTCCAGTGCGGGCTGGGCTGCCACCGGTACAACTTCGATCAGGGCAAGGTGACCACAGCTACCGAGTATACCGGTAGCCGGCAGGATCTGGTGCAGAGCGCCAACAAGAACCAGATCCCCATCGAGACCGCGCTGATCGGTATCCTGCGGGCGATGCTGTGGGCGGCAAAAAACCTGCTGGGAGCAGATGTAGACCCGAACACCAGCATCTCTGTAAACTGGGATGACAGCTACATCGTCAGCGAGCAGGAGCGCACCGCGCAGCTGCGGGATGATGCCATTGCAGGCCTTGTGCCCCGCTGCCGATACCTGTCTGCCCGGTACGGTCTGAGCGAGAAGGAAGCCCGCCAGTGGGCTGCCGAAGCGGATGCTGAGCGCCGCACCGAGGACACCCTTACCTTTGGGGGTGCGTGATGCTGCCGCCGGAGGTACTGGACACCCTGCCGGATGCCTTTGTGGCGCTGTGGCGGGAGGTGGAGGACAGCATCCTGCGGGACGCTGCTCGGCGCATCGGCAAGATGGACGCCCTTACTGAGACAGCTAACTGGCAGCTGTGGCGCTACCAGCAGACCGAAGCCGTGCGGAACAACGTGGTCAAACTGCTGGCAAGGTACAGCGGCAAGAGTGAGCGCACCATCCGCAGCCTGCTCAAAGAAGCCGCCACCGAAGCCATGGAGCGGGAGGACGCCATCTATTACCACTACGGCCTTGAACCGACGCCCTTTGAAGAAAGCGCCACGCTCAATAACCTGCTGGACGCCGGTTCCCGGCAGACCAACGGCACATGGCAGAACCTCACTGCAACCACGGCAAACACCGTCACAGGGGCGTTTGAGCGCACGCTGGACGCGGCGTGGGGCAAGGTAAGCACCGGTGCCTTTGACTACAAAACCGCCGTCAAACAGGCTGTGGACAGCCTTGCCGACGACCTGCCTGTAGTCCACCTATCCCAGCGGCCACACCGACACGCTGGAAGTAGCTGCCCGCCGTGCGGTGCTTACCGGCGTGAACCAGACCGCAGGCAAGCTGCAGCTGGCACGCATGGACGAGATGGGCGCGGAGTTCGTGGAGACCTCGGCACACGGCGGTGCCCGCCCCAGCCACGCAGAATGGCAGGGACGCCGCTTTCACCGGGGCGGACCCGTGGACTACAACGGCCGGCACTACCCGGACTTTGAAGAAACCACCGGCTACGGCACCGGCGCAGGGCTATGCGGCTGGAACTGCCGTCACAGCTTCTGGCCATGCTATCCAGACCTTGGCGACCCGCCCACATGGACCGGGGAAAGCCTGCGGCAGCTCAACGCCCGGGATATCGAATACAACGGCAAACTGTACACCCGGTACGAGATCAGCCAGATGCAACGTGCCCGGGAGCGGAACGTCCGCCGCTGTAAAAAGCGCTACCTTGCCGAGGATGCCGCCGGGCTGGACACCACCGACAGCGCTGTGCGCCTGAAAGCTGCCCGCCAGAGTCTTGCACAGTTTGCAAAGGACACCGGCAGCCGTGTGGACAGCGCCCGTGTCAGCGTGCCGAAGTTCGGCAGGAGCGAAGCCAGCAGGGCAAGCGCGAAGTCTCAGGCGCATCACACCGAGTGGCTCAAGACCATCAATGCACAAAGCACCAGCCTGAATACTGTTGCAAAATACTATGATGCAAAGTATAATAATACTGAGGAATATCAGCTGCTGATGCATTACAATCACAGCGTTGAAACCGGCTGGCTTTCACCACTGGCAGGCTTTGACTTGTATAAGAGCACACACGAGCGCATTCAGACGGAACTTGTGGGCAAGACTGTTGCAGATGGTACCGTCATCACTGGGCATACCGCTCATTTTATGGAGCGTATGTTCGGCACACTGGTTGATCCAAAGAAATTAAAAAAGGACTTAAAAATCGTTCGCCGAAGTGGTGCGGATTTTGATGATATCAAAGACACATTGATGCATCCTGTCATGCCGCCCAGAACGAAAAAAGATATCTTGGGTCGGAACAGTACGGTATTCTTCGGAAAAAATGCACAAGTCTCTGTAAATGAAAAAGGTGAGCTGATTCAGTGCGAGCCTAAGAAACGAGGTGATCGAATTGGTAAAAATGAGTGACTACTCCCGAAAATTCTTTGAAAGAGAATTGCCAGAAGTTTCGTTGAATGTTGACGATGTCAACAAGCTGCTTGAGCCGCTTTACGATTTGATCATGTACAAAGGCTTTGATGAAAACTGGGATTATAATTCCTTCGGTGAAGATGCCCAGAATGTTTACGATGACCTTTACAATAACAATTGACTAAACCACGATGCACACGCACCGTGGTTTTTGTTTGCCCATTTTCAGGAGGTGACACTACATGAAAAACATTTCCAGTCTGGGGGTGGCAGACATTCTGACCGTTGCATTTATCGTCCTGAAGCTCATTGGCGTAATAGACTGGCCGTGGCTCTGGGTTTTGTCACCTTTTCTTATCAGTCTCGCACTGATTCTCGTCATCTTCGTTCTGTGTGTTCTGGATGAGCTTAAATGCAAGCCGCCCTCGCAACCCAAGAAGTAAATATCGCAAGCGTCTTTGCCCAGCCGGGCAGGGGCGCTTTTTTCATGCCGTTTTAGCTCATATTGGTCAGAGCAGCTGCCTTGTAAGCAGCAGGCCGCC